AAACGTAACAAATAAATCGAAAAAAAGGTGGTTGCTAATATGAATGAAAATTTTATTAACGAAATTAAGGAACAAGTTGTAAGGAGAGAAATAAAAGTAATTGAATTGAAAGAACAAGTTAAAGATATAAAAAAAGAAATAAATACATTGAATAAAACAATTGGACAGTTATCACATAATGCAGTACAGAAAGTATTAATAGATGTATCAGAAAAAGAAGGTGAAACTAATGTTTAGTATGGGTGAAAGTAATGTAAAAATAACAAAACAGAAAGTTATATCTGATAAATTGACAGTGGGAACTTTATACACCACTTATAAAAAGGGTGAAGAATATATAAAAACATTTATTGAATGTAAAATAGTTGGTAACGCATTATTGAATTTTAAAGCACTAGGAATTAAGGATAAAGAGAAATTTACTGTGTTAGAAGGTGTGGTAAAAAATGAACCATATTTAAAAGATGGAATAGATAAAAGTAAAGTGGTTATAACTATTTTTGAATTATGTAAATTTGAAGAAAAATAAATAAAAAGAAACTTACAATAAATAGATTGTAAGTTTCTTTTTTATGTGTTATTGTATAATTAAGGTAGAAGTAATTATATAAAGAGCTAAACGTGGGAACGTCTTTATTAATTTTTGAATATTAGCAACTCACTTCTACCTTTTAAATTATTATTAATTAAGTTAATATAGATACTATTTTAATAAGGAGGAATGTTTTAATGCCATTACCAATTTTAAAAGAAAATGCAACTGTAGAGGAAATGAGACTGTGGACTGTAGAAGTCAGTGAAAGTTATAATACATTAGAAACTAATTTAGTCACAAAGACACAAAGAGAAAAAGAACTTGAGGAGACTAATCAAAAATTATATATAAAAGCAACTTCTACTAATGTAGAGGAAGATAAAAAAGAGGAAGTTACACCTTCATATTTAGATGATAAAACATTTAAAGATTTAAGTAAGAAAGAATTACAATTATTAAAAGATGTAGAGGAGGAGGAATAATATGCCAACACCAAATTATACACCAATTAAAGGGGTTTTCTTAAATTCTGTAGTTAATAAAATAGGTAAACAAATATATAGTAGTACTGCATATCAAAACCCATTAAAAAGATTGAAGAAGGGTTTTATTGACAATGCGAATGAGATTGAAGAAATTTATGTTACTAGGGTATTAGGTTACACACATGACGCTAGTGGAAGTGGTAATTTCGATAAAATATTACCCGATGTAAAAACACAGTATCATCAAGTTTCTAAAGATATAGATTATAGTGTTACAATATCAGACAAGGCTGTTAGAAAAGGGTTCACCACTAGTGGGGGTGTAACTAAACTAGCCGGTGAGATATTAGAAGGATTGCACACCGGTGTAGAATATGAAGAATATGTAAATACATTAAAAGTATTAAGAGATGTTGCACTAGCTACACCGTATAAAGAAGTAGTAACTGATATTACTGATTTAACAACAGCAAAAACATTTACTAAAATGGTTAAAAAAGATGTTAAAAATATGGGTGATAGAAGCGAACTGTATTCGACTTATGAAAATCATTGTAAACCTTCAAACTTGATTTTATTTCTAAATAGAAGTTGGGCTGTGGAAATAGATGTTGAATTATTAGCGAATATGTTTAATAAAACTGTAGCTGAATTGAATGATATGACTATTATCGAAATGCCAATTTTAAAAGATGATTTAGATGTAGATACAAAAATTAGGGCTGTATTGTGTGATGAAAGAGCCATACAAATATATGATACTTATTATGGTATAGAACCGGCTAGAAACCAAAAAGGTAAATTCACTAATCATCATTTGTCAACAGAAAAAATATATTCATATAGTAATTTGGTGAATGTAGCGACTTATTCCATAGTATAGAGGAGATTTTCTCCTCTTTTTTTAATATAAAAAGGGGGTATAAACATGATAAAATTATTAAAAAGTTTTCCTTACGATAATCAATATTCATATGTAAAAGGTTTTCCAAACAAAACAGCACAAAACAGTTATTTCAATACGTTTGGTAGTATTACAATCAATCCTTATGGGGAAGATGATGAACAGGGTTACATTAAAGAGGGTGAAAGTTTTTGTATAGATGAAGAATATGATTATTTAGTAAGTCAAGGAATAAATTATGTAATATTCAATAATGGGTATAAAGACATATATGCTTTTATTACACATAAAGAATATTTATCTGCTGACACTACTAGATTAAATTATGAAATAGATACTTTTCAGACTTATCAATTCGATTTTAGTATCAAACAATCTTTTATAGAAAGAAAAGTATGTGATATAAATGAAATTAGTGATTATGATGAGGGTTTGAATTTGGGTGAGTTTAGTATCGTGAGTGATACAGAGGTTTTTGATAAAGGTCAAGTATACTTTGCAATGTTTAGTGGTATTAAAAATTACGAGGTTACTGTAGATGTGGATGGGAAGATAACTCACTATGCGGAAATACCTTCCCAAAGAAATGACGCTCCTTCTACCATAATAGATGGAATAAATTATCCTTTATTTTTTATGCCATTACCTAGTGGTAATATACCTTTAAGTTTAGTTGACCATCCTTCACTTATGGGTATTGTAAGATTTCCACAATGTACTTATGCCACCGAACAAATAAAGATACCTTTTTTATTAAAAACAGAAATACTAATTGAAGGTGGGAACGCTGAATATATAACTGTAGATTATTTGTCAACTATAGCTACTAATATAAATAGTGTTAGTAATAGTGGAAGTGGTGGGGGTGTTTCTAAAAGTGAAATATGTGATTTTTTCCCCTACACTTATTATGTATTAACAGATGGAGAAACTTCACCTTTAATTATGAAAGCACAGGAACTACCTTCAAGTATAGTTGTACATGGTGAATATGCACTGTCACACCAACCTATAGAGAGATTTTATGTGAGTGGATATAAAGGTGATAATAGTGGGAGAACTTATAATATAACTAATAGCAATCAAATGATGATTCCAACAGCTTCAAGAGAAGGGATGGCTTATTTAGCTTCAAGTGGTGCTAGTCTAAAAATGGAACGTGATAACGCTGTAGTTGGAAATGTTTTAAGTGGTGTTTCGGTTGCTATGAATACAGCCGGTGTTGTTGCCGGGGCTGTGGCTACCGGTGGGGCTAGTCTAGGTTTAGGTGGGGCAAATGATATTATGAATGGTGCTTCAAGTGTTGTTGGTGGAATAAATCAAATAAAAGAGAGCGACCAAAGGTTAGAAAGTACCTTGTTAACACCTTCTTCCATTAGTAGTTATGGAACACCTTCCACTAGAAATGCGTTTGGTACTGATAACGTGAGGGTGCTAAAATACACAGTGAATAATTTAATAAAGAATAAAATAAGAAATTATAATTTAAGGTTTGGGAATAAATATAATAATTATGGAACTATTGACATAAATAATTATAAAGGGTATATTAAATATGTAATACCTGACATTGATAGTAAAATAGACAATATTTTTATAAATAAATTAATTACAATATTAGAAAGGGGGGTATACATTGAGTAGAGATTTGGATGAAGATGGAGCGATAAGTAGATATGACGAAATATTAATTGACTTTAAAAACTATGCAGCTAATAGATTTGAATGGACAGGATTACCTAGTGGGTTAACTAGTGAAAGATTAGAAACTATGCTATTGGAAAAAGGTCAACTTATGTGTTATAAACGGAAAGGGTTCAATACTAAAAATGGGATAATGATATTACCATGTTATCCAACTAATAGAATGACTGTCTACGGTGAATATGATAAATATAATATTTATGGGTATAATGGAGAGACTGATATTGTTAATTTAGATGATGGGATTAGGATTAAAAATAATCCTCTATGTAGTAACAATATAGATAATTTAATGAAATACGCTAAAAGAATTGACGATATAGAAATGACACAAGATGTGAATTTATTTCAACAGAACGTTCCTAAAATTATATTAGCAGATGAAGGTGGAAGATTAACAGCTAAGTTTTTAATGAAAGCTATAAGAGAATTTAAATTCGTAGTTTTTGGAAAGAAGACATTGACTAGTCAATTATCTCAAAGTGATGTACTAGATACTACAGCTCCTTATTTATTGGACAAGTTACAAGACCATAAAAACAATTTAGTAAATGAAGTACTTACTTATTTAGGAATTAATAATAATAGTACGGATAAAAAAGAAAGACTTATTGTAGATGAAGTAAATGCTAATAATGATATAATAGCGATAAATTTAGATTTGATGTTCGATTTAAGGGAGAGAGCATGTAAAGAAATTAATGAAAAATTTAATTTAAACATGACAGTAAAAAAGAGGAGGAATGAGGATGTCGAAATACACAATGACAATGGAGGAAGTACTGAGGAATGATGGTATAATTTTTGATTTTAGTTATCCTATTTTTAAAGAGGAATATAGAGAAGAATTTGAACAAATATTTATTGATTATTTTATGTTTGATGAAATTGGTACAGAAACTTTAGCTAGATTTAAGCTCACTTTAAAAACTAGATTAAACCTAGTAATGCCCTATTGGAATAAAATTTATGAAAGTCAATCATTAGAACAAAGAATACTAGATAATTATGATATAACTGAAATATATGATAGAACAACTAAAAATGACGTAACTGGTGTTGGTACATCAAATAATACAACAAATTCCAACGGAACAAATATGAATAAAAATTTATATAAAGATACACCAAAAACTAAAATTGACATATCAAATATTGATATAGTAAATTCCATTACTAAAGACGAGGGTACAGCAACAACAAATGGCACAAATGACAATACTTCCACTAGTACAAATAATGGAGAAGGTGAAGAACATTGGGCACGCAAAATGACAGGTAACATGGGTGTACAAACGGATGCAATGGCAATAGTTGGGTGGTGGAATAGTTTACGAATGGTTACATTGGAAATATTCGAGAAAGAATTATCACAATTATTTATGGGGGTGTATTAATGAATAAATTAGAAAAAATAATGAGAAAAGCAACTTACAGTGTATACGAATTGTTGGTGGAATTATGGGATAAAGTGAATGATATTGTTGATGGACTAGGTGGAAAAACTGACATAAATGGAGACCATAAAGGAACGTGGCAAGGCTTAAGACCTTCTCAAGCTAATGAAAGTATAAGTAGTTTAGTTGACACGCACACTACACAATTAGANCAGAATATTCAACGTTGGGATGAATTGTCTATAGTGTCACCATTAGATTTTGGTTGTGTTGGTGATGGGATAGTGGATGATACTACCAATTTTGAAATAACTTTAGATTATTGTATTGCCAATAAAAAACCATTATTTCTCACACCAAATTATAATTTTGCTATATCGTCAATATTTAAACAAATTCCAAGTAATCAAGGTTTTACAATGTTTGGAAGGGGTAAAGAAAGTAAGATAACAATAACAAACACTAATAATTTAAACGGACTCAGTTTTGGTGTTGGTGGTATATTAAGAGATGTTACAATAAAGGACTTTATGATTATTGGCAATAATCAATGTAAAAATGGATTGCATGTAATAAATGCCATGAACCCATGTGAAATTAGTGGAATAGTAGGGCAAAATTTTTATAATGTAGGTAGTAGTGTGGTAGAGGTTCAAGATTGTATCGCTATATTAATTTCAAATATTACAGGTCGAGGAAATACACGATGTGTAACATTAAGAGGGCAATGCAATTTGACACATGTTGATTATGTAAGCGGGGTTGATTATACAGAGTGGAACATTGGAATTGTTCCAGATTTTGTTGAAAAAACTGGGTTACTTCAAAATAGTGTCGGTGTTAGTATAATTGAGCCTAATTGTTATGGTAACGGTGGTGTCGGAACTATTGGCGTTTATGCCGAAGACGCAACAAGCATGACAATAATAGGTGGATGGTTTGAAAGAGTCGAAAAAGCTATATATGGTAAAAAAGGTTTGACTAGCGAAGGTGTTATAAGATGTACAATTATTAACCCTGTACGGGGTGGTACACCAACACAACATATATATCTAGAAAATGCTGATGACTCACATATTATATCTCCTTCAATAGCTGTACATTTAGATAGTCAAACATTAGGAGCTAATGTTGAAGTTATAGCGTTATCTAGTTGTATTGAAGAAACAGTTGGAAACAATAATATAAAAGGTAAAGATGGTTACATTATAATACCTAACGTGGAGTTTAAGGGTGGAATAGGTGAAGTTATCGCTGATGGTATGTCAACACAGTCACCTTATATAGCTAATGGTTCAGACTTTACATTTACACCGAAAGCGAACGTGGCGAATATGATTATACATTGCACCTCACTGGCTTGTAGTGGTTTATTTAGTTATAGGGCAGCGAGTAATCCTATTAATGTTAAAATAGGTGGTAGTAATAATATAACAAATGTATATGGCACTACTGCAAGTTTAAACGTAAGGGTTAATTCAGATGGAACTATCACAATTCAAAATAAATTAGGGGCTTCTAAGTCATTTAGAATAAGTGTAATTTAACACATAAAAACACTGATGATAAAGATTACCAAAAGGGGTTTACAACCTCTTTTTTTATTGCTATAATTTAGGTAATAACTAAAGGGGGTAAAATGATGAATGATTTAATGGGGTTTATTTCAACAGTGGGTTTTCCTATAGTGATTGCATTATATAGTTTAATTACATTAAATACTACTATGAAAGATAATACTAGGGTTATGAACGCAATAGCTGATAAATTGGATATACAGAACAGAAACGGAGGTAGTATAAAATGACAAATACGTTTGCATTTATACAAGCAATAAAAGGACAAGCAACTAAAGATATGAATAAATATGGAATACTAGCTTCACTAACTATAGCACAAGCAATATTGGAAAGTGGTTGGGGTTCAAGTGGTTTATCAAAAAGTGCAAATAACTTATTCGGTATAAAAGCATTTAGTAGTTGGAAAGGTGCTAAAGTAAATTTACCTACACATGAATATTACCATGGAAAAAGAATAGAAATTAATTCTTATTTTAGAAAGTATAAATCATGGGGTAATAGTATAACAGACCACACCAAACTTTTAATGACTAAAAGATATGAAAGAATTATAGGTGTAACTGATTATAAATTAGTTTGTAAATTAATCAGAGATTGTGGTTATGCTACAGATATATCATATACAACTAAATTAATAAATATAATTGAAACATATAAATTATATGAATATGATACTATAAATAAAATTGAAAAGGTGGTAAACAGTATGGATATTAAAGTGTTACAAAGATGGTTAAATTTAAATGGGTTTAGAGATGTAAACGGGGACTATTTACAAGAAGATGGAATGATAGGTGAGAAGACAATTTATGCTAAAGAAAAGGTAAAAGAAATGTTAAATTATATAATGAAATAATTGAGTATAAAAGGTGGATAATTCCACCTTTTTATGCTATAATAAAGTGGTAGAAAGTAATTAACTAAAGGGGGATAAAATGGATAAAAATCAGTTAGTAAACAAGATAGCAACTTTAACGGATAATATGAATAAAAAAATAAGGAAATTCAGAGCAAATGAAACCGGTGATTTCTACGAAAATAAATTAAACTATGCTACAGCCAAATTCGATAAAAAAATTAATCTCACAATGGAAAGTGGTTTTATGACTAAAAGCAAAAAAGAGATTGGAAAACTAACGGATAAAGAATTACAATCGTTGTATGAAAACCTTCAAGGGGTTAATAATAATAAAGACTATGGTACAGTAAAAAAGTTTAAGAAAACCGAAATAGTACAACTAGGTAAAAGTGCTAGTACCATGAAAAGTATGATAGGAGAAGAAAGGTTCAATAAACTAATGGGAGAAAAAAGTGAAGTTGAATTTATGAAAGAATATATAGCACGAAAACAAGAAATGAATAATGCTAGGGGTTCGACTTATTCTAGTAATCAAATACTTATGGATATGCTGTTATTAGTGCCAAATGATGAAGATGAAAAGAAAGATATAATGAGAGCAGTCAATAAGATGGAGAGAGCGAGGGAACTAATGAACAGAAACGTTGAAACTATGAAAGGTAGGAGAAAAAATGGCAATAGATAAACTAAAGTTGAATTATGAAAAGGTATTATTTTTAGATATAGAAACTAGTAAGGTGAAGTGTGATAATGATGAAGAAATACAAGTTGTATATTTAGCAAATGTTTATATATTGGACACCGAAACATATGAAACTATAGACAGTGTGTTTTTTAGAAGTATGGGAGACACAATAGATTATCTAAATGAAATTAGCAAAAAAGAAAACCTTATATGTTACTGTCACAATTTAGATTATGAATTATATCATATACTAAGAGAAGTAAAAGGAAATGGGGTAATGACTGATAAACTAGATATTTATAATATGGTTATGGGAACTAGTATATTCAGAGATAAGAACGCTCCTTTAAGTGTATTCCTTCAAGAGATACCATGTATAAATTTTAGATGTTCTTATGCACTATTTAATAAATCAGTAAAACAACTAGGAAAAGACTTAAATTTACCTAAATTAGATTATGATTATAAAGTAACTAGAACACCTTATAGTAAGTTAACACAACTAGATTATGATTATAATGAAAGAGATAATGTAATAATAGCAAAGTCAATGATTAAAAGATGGGGTGATAGAAACGAGACTTTAAAAACAACAGCATTAACATTCACAGCAACAACTAAGAAAGATAGACATGAATTTATTCAGAATAATTTCGGTAAAAGTGAATTAAAAACTTTAAATATGGACAGTGCAAATGTTTATGATGATTACGACTTTTATAGAATTTGTTTAGAAAGTTATCAAGGTGGTTTGACTACAGCTAGTAAAAATTATTTTAATAAAAGAATAAATGATAAAGTTATGAGCATAGACATAACTTCTAGTTATCCATACCAAATGGCGACTAAAAGATTTCCGTTATATGATAAACAATTCGTTAATCATTTCATTGGGAATGAAGCTGAAAATTTTTATAGTGAAATACTTCATGGGTTAAATCATTTAGAAATTGCAAGATATACACAAATAAAAGGGTATTTCGCCACTATAGAATTAATAAATTTAAAAATAAAAGATGATAATTACTTATTACCTTTATCATCAAGTAATACTATTTATTTAGAAGGTGAAGTTGTGATAAATGGAAAAATAGTAAGTGCAAATAAAGTTAATATGTCAGTAGATAATATAACATTAGATTGGATAAATAAATGTTACATATATGATGATATAATAGTGAGTGAGTTAATAACAACAACTAAAGATAGATATTTAAGAAAAGGGGAGATTTCTTTCATATTAAATAATTTTAGAATAAAACAGACAATGAAAGGTGTAAAAGGTAAGGAGCTAGAATATGCACTAGCAAAAATTAATATTAATAATATGTATGGTGTTAAAGTACAAAAACCTCTTAAAGATAGATATGACATAATAGAAGGTGAAGTTACAAAAATGGAATATCAAGACATTGAGAATTTTGAGTTAACTAGTGAGGAAATATACGATAATTTCATATCATTAAAACAAGATAATGTATTTAAAAATATGGTAGGGAAAAATTTTGATATTTTTACAGATGGTATATATGTTACGTCTTATGCTAGACTTATGTTATTAGAAATGATGATTGAATTGACTGAAATAAAATGTATATGTGTATACACAGATACAGATAGTCTAAAATTTATATGTAACAATTGTAAAAAAGCACAATTATTCATTGACGAAATAAACGGGAGGATTATTTCTGAAAATAACAAATTATATCGGTTCGAAGAATTTAAAATAGAATTTAATGTAAGTAAAAAAGATTATATAGAGATTTGTAAATTAGGTACATGGGATATTGAAAATGATTTTTCTGATAATGGCGAGGTAATATTATATAAATACTTTAAGACTATGGGAGCGAAGAAATACGCATATATTAGTGATGATGGAATACACACCACTATAGCCGGGTGTAGTAAGAAAGTATGTGATACTATAACTAAATATTGTTTAGTTAATAATTTACCATTAGATGAAGGATTGGANGAATTATTCCAGGTAGGAACTATGTTCGATAAAAGTTGTAGTGGTAGAACAGTTTCTTTGAGAGAAACACGAGATTATGAATATGTAAATACTTTCAGATATAAAGGTAAAAGTTTATTAAGTAATGGTGGGATTATAATTGAAGAAACTACCTACACTTTAAATATCAGTGTTAGTGATGAAGATGTGTTAGAGATGAACAGAGAAAGTGATATAATACGAATATTAAATAGTAAAGGAGAATTAATTTATGTCTAGTGGGTTTTATAATTTAGATGAAATGGATAGAATAGAGGATGTCCAATATAATATAATTTTTGGTGAGAGAAGTAACGGAAAATCTTATTCAGTCAATAAAAGATGTTTAGATAACTTTTTTATCAAGGGTGAAGAATTTGTAATTTGCAAGAGGTGGGAGGAGGACATGAAGTCAAAAACTTGTAGCACAGTTTTCACACCTCTATCTGATTATGTTTTAAAGGAATATAATCATAAAATGAAATTTTATCATGGTTCATGGTGGGCATACCCTAATGGTAGTGATGGAAAAATGGTAGATTGTATAGTAATGGGATATGCACTTTCTATCAATAACAGTGATAGAATTAAAATGTCACAATACCCTAAAGTAACTGTTATATCATTTGAAGAATTTATGTCGCAAAGTGCTTTATATTTACAAGATGAAGTCAACTTATTTATTAATGTAGTTTCCACTATAGTTAGAAATAGGACTAATATTAAAATATACTTATTAGGAAATGCGATTTGTAAACATAGTCCCTACAGTGATGCTCTAGGAATAAAACTTCATAGAATGCACAAAGGTGAAATTATAGTTAAAGAATATAAAGATAAAAAAGAAAGGAGAACTAAATTCGCTATACAAAGGACTGAAAACGTNGANGTATTNGACACTAAAGANAANGTAAAAGGTGTAGTNTANAATATGTTCGGTAATAGTGGTGTTGGTAATATGATTACCACAGGCGACTTTGAGACACATAATTATAATACAATTATATGTGGTGTTACATTCGCTGAACATATTAGAAAATCATTACAAGGTTACTATAGGATAGTAAAACAAAATGACAGAACACCTATTCTTTTAAAATATGAAGATTATTACTATTGTATTTACAAAATTGTTTATAACAATGAGATAGTTTTCGCATTTAGAGAAATAGATAAAGAAAGTATAAATACTAAAAAGTATGTGTATATAATCAATAATAAAGACCATATAAAAGGTATTATAAATATAGTTAACTTGAATACATACACAGATAAAATTATTGACGTATTATTAGACGAAATATTACAAGCACAAAAACAAGATAAATTTATATTTTTAAATGATGATAACGGTGAAGATGTCACAAATGCTTTTAATATAGCAACTAATAAATAAAAGAAAGAAGGTGTATTTAAACACCTTCTTTTTATATTCCATAAACTAACATTTTAATTAAACTTTCTATATAATTTTTCATATCTTGTATTTTATATTTTAATTCACTATTTGTTTGAAATGCTTTATATTCTAAAATAGATGTTTGCGAATGTACTTCTAGTATACAACTTATTCCACTTTGTTTATCAATTCTTTCTACCACTTCTTTCATTGTATTATATCCACATTCTACGTTCTGTTTTTCATTCATATTAGCAACCACCTTTTTTCGATTTATTTGTTACGTTTATTATACCATTAAATAATACAATAATNCAAGTGTTTTATTGATTA